TCCTGGCGATCTGCGCAAGTCGATCCGCGTGGGCAAGCCTTACATAGACAGAGGCAGACTGTCTATCACAACCAAAGCAGGCGACGATAAAGCTTTTTACGCGCACATGGTTGAAATTGGAGCGGAGCCGCACAATATCAGTCGCCGCCGCAATCTTGGGAGAAGCCGCAAGGTGCTCGTTATCGCAAGACAATTTGTCAGCGGGCCAGTAAGACATCCAGGTTTTGCCGGTAGATTTTTTACAAGGTCTGCGCTAAAGTCTGGAGAAGGGCCTGCAATTCTGGCATTCAGAAACACTTTCGACAATCTTGTGCAGCAGTATTGGGCGACAGGAAAATGAAAGCGGAAAAAGCTGTATTTGCTTTGCTGTCCTTGTCCAGTGGTATTTCTGCCATCGTCGGTCAGCGTGTGTTTCTGATTGCCGCTGCAGAAGAAACGCCAGCCCCGTTGTTGGTGTTTCGCAAGACATCGGCGCAGCGCTCAACGCAGATTTCGGCGGGAACGCGGTTGGTAAGCGCGCAAATAGAAGTGCTGTGCATCGCCACCACAGGGCAGGAATTGCTTGAGCTTGCCGAGCAGGTGCGTTCAGCGCTGCTCGACCAGTCGGGCACGTTTGGCGGCACGGAAGTGATCGTCGTGCGCGACGCGGACGAAGGGCCGCAAGAGTACGAGCCGACGCTGCGCGAGTTCGCACAGACGTGGACGTTCACGCTGGATTTTGAAGAAGAGTAGCGGAAACCCCTGCCCGTTCCGCTCGGGCATCACGAAAGAGGAAAATCATCATGGCACGCACTGCTGTAAACGGTGCGGTGCTGGCGATTGCCAGCGCCTACGGCACCGCATTCAACGTCACCGCAGCGACCAACGCCACCGAGTGCGTGGTCACGGCTGCGGTGGGCCACGGCATCATCGTCGGCGATATTGTGGAGTTCGTCACAAGCGGATGGCAGCGGGCTGAGGCACGCATTTTCCGAGTGTCTGTGGTAGCAACCAACAACTTGACGCTGGAAGGCTTCAACACCGCGAGCGCCACGCTTTTCCCGACTGGCTCAGGCGCTGGCACAATGCGTAAAATCAACACTTGGCAGAACGTTAGCCAGGTCGTCAACATCTCGCAGTCTGGCGGTGAGCAGCAGTTCCTGTCCTATCAGTATCTGGATCAGGACATCCAGTCTCAAATTCCGACCACGCGCAACCCGACCGCCTTGCAGCTTGAGTTGCACGACGACATCACGCAGGCTTTCTACGCGACGATTACCGCCGCGCAGCAGGCACAATCGCTCACCGCATTCAGGATCACCGCGCGCGACGGCAAGAAGTGGTTCGGCAATGCCTACTTGAGCATGGCTGGCTTCCCCACGATGGAAGCCAACAACGTGCTGCGTCGCACTCTGGACATGGCGCTGGTTGGCGATCCGCCGGCCACCGCCTACTCCACGTAAGGGATCGACATGGACTTTGCCGACATTGCCCGACGTGCTGCTGCTGCGCGGGAGTTCACACACACAATCAACGCGGCGCAGTTCACTTTGCGGCTGCCCACCAGGCACGAGGCCACGGTGGCCCTGCTGCGCGCCAGCGGCGGCGGAGACTTTGCTGCGGCGGCCATGGTCGAATTTCGCCGCGCTTTGCTCGCTGCCGGCATCGTGGGTTGGGGCGGCGTCGTAGTGGGCGACATCGTGCCTGGCGGCGGGGACGAGTCTTTGCCCTGGGCAGCGGCTGCCGTGCCGCTGCTGCTTGACGGCCGGCCCGACTACGCAGACGCGCTGGGCGATGTCTACATGGCCCGCATGGGAGAGCGCGCCTCTGCTACCGAGGCCGCAGAAAAAAACTGACCGAGCGCCTGCGCTGGGACAGGCGGGCTGCGCGCCCACAGCCAGCCGCGCAGGCGCTGCTCTTTGAGGACGACGATCCGCCCCCGTACAGCCTGGAGGCGGCGCAGGCGCTGCACTGCTGGCAGTGGTGCGGCGGATGGGCGCCGGAGCGCTGGCCGCTGTACGCCACGCTGCACCACGTAGACGACTGGGATCGCCTGCCCCTGTACCTTGCGGCGATCCGCGATGAACTGAACGCTTCTCTGGACTGACGCCGAATGCCGCGCAACGAAGCAAAGATCACGCTGACCGCAGAAGACCGCGCCAGCGCCGCGATACGCCAAGTGCGCGCGGAAGCCAGCAAACTGCAGCCGGCTATCGGCCAGATTCGCGAGGTCGCCTCCAGCATCGGCCTGTTGTCAGGCGGCGGCATCACGCTGTCGCTGGCAGGTGTGGTCGCTGCCATCAGCACGATGGTTGGCGCGCTGGATGACCTTGATGAGGCATCGCAGGCGGCGAACGTGTCTGCGATAGCGCTGGCGGAACTGCGGCAGGGCGCAGCGCAGGCAGGCGTTGGCGCAGCGGAGCTTGACACAGCCATCACCAAGCTCAACGTCAAGCTGTCTGATGCTGCCGCAGGCAACGAGCAGGCCGCTGCCCTGTTCAGGGCGTTGGGCGTGGCGGTCACAGACACCAACGGCAAGGTGCGCGACACGGACGCCGTGCTGGCCGACGTGGCCGAGCAGTTTGCCGGCTACGCGGACGGCGCAAACAAAAGCGCGCTGGCAGTCGATCTGTTTGGTCGTGCCGGCACGCGGCTGATCCCGTACCTCAATCAGGGCGCGGACGGGCTGCGGGTCTACTCCGGGCTGACCGAAGAGACGGTCAAGCAATCCGCGGCGCTGCAATCCGAGTTCGACAAGCTGTCGGCGGCAACCAAGCGCTGGGGGTATGAACTGGCGGGCGTTGTCGTGCCAGCGCTGAACAAACTCATCGAGATCGTGCCGCGCATTGACTTCGGCGAGGCCCTGCGCGGATTTGGCACTGGCGGCATCGGCGGCATCTTCAAAAACCTGGAAGGTCAGGTAGCTGCCATCCGGTCGGCGTCGCAGGCGCTCGAAGCGCAGCGAAGAGTCGAAGACCGCGGCTTTACACCAGGGCGAGAAGCTCCTGTTGTGGGGCAGCGTGCCTCCGCTGGTGGTGCCAACACCGCCGCAGTCAAAGAGCGGCGCACTGCCGAGAAGGACATCAACGCCATCATGCGCGAGCGCTACGAACTTGCGCTGCGCGAGGCCAATGGCATCCAGGCTGGCATCGACGCCGATCGCGCCCGCGCCGCCGGCCTGCAAAAACAAATAGAAGATCTTGCCGGCATCACTCGCGCGCGCGAGCAACTCTCTGCGCAAAACGAACTCGACAAGGCTTTTTTCGATGGCTACGTGCAGGTGCTGGAAGACGGCACACAGGTGCTACGGCAACTCACGCAGGCCCAGTACGACCTTGCCAGTGCGCGTAATCAGGGTATCGTTCAGGCGGCGCAGGATATTGAAAAAGCCAGCGACGCCGCCGATCAATTTGCCCTGACCATGACCAGCGCGGTAAGCCAGCTGATTACCGGCGGCGGCAGCGCCAGCGATGTTTTCAAAGCGCTGTTGCAAGACATTACTCAGTTAGTTGTCAAGCTCACGGTACTAGAGCCGTTGGCTGCGCAAATCAAAGATATTTTTGGCGGCGGCAGCGATGGCGGAGGCGGTTCAGGATTTTTTTCTTTGTTTACCTCGCTCTTTGGCGGCGGGTTAGCCTCTGGCGGCCCAGTGCAAGCCGGGCGTACTTATCTGGTGGGTGAGCGCGGGCCGGAACTGCTGGTTTCCGGCAGCGCAGGACGGGTGATCCCCAACAACGCCATCGGCAGCGCAAACGTGTCAATCAATGTCATCAACAACGCGGGGGCGCAGGTATCTGCCAACAGTCGGCAGGACGGCGGCGGCACATCAATCGACGTCATCATCGACTCTGTGGAGTCTGCCCTGGCTGGCAACGTCACGCGCGGGCGCGGCTCTCTGTACAGCAGCATGCAGGGCGCATTCGGCTTGCGTGCCGCAGCGAGGTAACGCATGGCAGCATGGCCCACCTACGCGCGGCTGGAGGCCGCCATCACCGAGACGCGCGAGTCCGCTTTGCTGCGGGAGTCTGTCGAGTCAGGCCCGCCAAAGCAGCGGCGCGTCAAGTCGCGCGTAATGGTCACGCTCGCCGGCACAGTGCTGTTCCGCACGGCTGCGGACTACGCCGCCTTCATGTCGTGGTTCTCCACCACGATC